GTTGTTTCAAATCCAGAAGTTGTAGTAGATGCTCTTGTTGTAAATTTTGATGCAGCACCTGAATTCCAAGTAAATGTTTTACCATTTGCAATCGTTGCAATTAATACTTGACCAAAGTTATCTAATGACCAGAGCCCTGGTTCAAGGACCACGTCTTGTGCTGAAGAAGCATCTCCCCATCCACCTGCACCCCAAGTATCTGTTCCCCAACCATAACCATAAGATTGTTCTGCTGGACCTACGTTTTCATAAGGATTAACATCTATGCTTCCACCTGTTGAAACAGTTCCTGTTGCAGCTGTACTTTGAGTTATTGTAAATACAGTAGTTGAATTTATTCCTGTGACTTGAAATAATTTATTTTCAAAGTCAGCATCTACATAACCTGTACCACCAGGTAAAGTTACATTGTCTAATAATACTATGTCACCTGCTATTAAACCGTGAGGAGTTCCAGTAGTAATTTCACAAACAGCAGAAGTATCTGTTGTTGCAATGGTTGCAGAAGTTAAAGCAGCTCTTACTGGAGTAATGTCATAAAGTTGACCTTCAAAATAAATAAGTAAGAATTTATCCGTACCTATGCCAACATATCTATTTCCTTCTAGATCTACGAATGCATGAAGTTTTCTTGATACACCAACAATGGTGTCAGTAACAAGTGAAGCCCAACCATTTACTTTTTCTGGTAGGCCATATCTAAATCTGACGTTATCAGAATCTACCCAACGTTGTTCGGCTCCAACAGCCGTATTTTGTTTGTCTATGCCTGGTAAGAATTTATATTCTACGAGAGCCATTTGTTAGCTCCTATATGTTATCTTTGTATATCCAGCCTCTTGTTGCATTAACATATACTAAAGTGAATGCTACGGAGTTAGTTGAAACTGTCAAGTTAGATGCAGCACCTAAAAGGTTTGAACCATTTCTATCAACGGTTAGATTGTTAGATGCCAAGTTATTTCCACTATCAATGATAGTAACTTCATTTCCTATTGCTGGTGAAGAAGGTAAGGTAATCGTAACTGGAGCACCTATTCCACCTCCTGAAGTATCTACTAAAACTTGATCTCCATTAACTGCCGTGTAGTTAGCAGAAGGAGTGTAATAACCTTTCTTTTGTATACCTAAACTTATGTTAGTTCCATCTGAATATAATAAACTAGTTGAACCTACTGGTAATGCGATTCCAGTTCCTGAAACCGTTTTTACTGTTAATGTGTAATTAGATGATGATCTTGCTGTTGCATCTTCTACTACGAATACTCTTTCAGCAGAATCTGGCATTGTAACGACTCTATTACCAGTTAAAGTTCCAGTAAGTTTCATGTAAAAATTCTTACCATTTGAAACCGCACCATTAGATAAAGCCAATGCTACGTCAGATGGTCCAACGGCAATCGCAATGTATCCTGATACTGCTTGTTCTAATTGTTGTAAATTTGTGTTTGTTATTGTACCCCAGGTTCCAGACTTTTCACCTGTTGTCATTAATTCTAATTTTAAGTCACTTGAATATGTACTAGCCATTTATTCTCCTATGGATTATCTGGATCTATTGGTATCCAAATTTGTGATGCCCCTGGAGGTATCAAATTCCAAGTTATAACAGAAACATCCCTAGTTGCAAGGGCTAATTCTTCCCCTGTTACAAGAACAGTTTGACCTAATACTACTTGTACATTACCAGTTGCTAAATCAACTCTTTTTCCAGTTGGTAATACTAAAGACTTACCTTGAATAACTACGTTACCAATGGCAAAATTCATCCTTACGCCATTGACTGTAACTGCTACGCTTACTCCGCCTGGTGACGCAAAAGGTGATGCTGAAAAACTAGTTGCTCCAAAAAACATATTAACTTCCTAATGAGGTTTGTATTTCCGTCCAAATTTGACTTACTCCTGGAACAACACCATCCCATTTCTTGACGTTAACACTTCCGTCAGCAATAGTAAATCCTTCTCCAGTAACTAAAGCTCTTGCATTAGCTTTAACTGTAACTGTTCCAGTTGATAAATTTTGTCTGTTAGTTGTAACGATGACAGTAGCATTTGCTTTAGTTGTTACATTACCTACTACGATATCTACTTTATTACCTGTTATTGAAACATTTGCTTTTGCAACTACTGTTACATCTCCAGTGTCTGCATTAACTCTTGAACCTGTTGGTAATACATTTGCTGCAGCTGTAGTAGTTACTGTTCCCGTTCCTAGTTCAAAGCCATTACCTGTGACTGAATATTTAAAGGCAAAGGTTACTACTCCAGAATCTATCTCTAATTGTGATCCAGTAGCATCTATGTTTGCATCTCCAGATAAAGTTACTGCGCCAGTTTCTAAATCAACTCTATTACCTGTTACTCCAACTACGTCAGCTACATTAACTGCACCTGTTGCTAGTTCAAATAAACTACCTGTAACTGAAGTTGTGGCATTGGCATTGACTACAACGGTTCCTGTTGCAAGGGCTGTGGCTATTCCAGATACACCAATGACATCTGCAACTTGTAAATTACCTATTGCAACATTTAATCTATTACCTGTAACTGGGACGTTTGCCTTACCAATGAATGACAAGGTTCCTGTATTTACATTGAGTCTGTTACCTGTTGCTATGACTAATGCATTAGGATTGAATCCTGGATCTGCAAAGGGTGCTGAAGCAAAGGAAGTTCCGCCAAAAAACATAATATAATCCTTATAAAGGAGACAGTGAGGTATGTGGTGGAGTCACTGTCCCCATTATAAGGTTATATCAGCGTTTGAACCAAGATGGAAGTCCTAAATGTGGCCGCTTATCAAATTTGTTAAGTTCGGCTTCTTTAGATACTTTATTGTAATGCAAGAAAACTTGCGCACAATCTTCTCCATCAAATGCTTCTCGCCAATGCTCTAATTCCATTCCTTTATAAATTAACATGTCGCCAGGGTTTAAATCTACTTTAACTCCTTTGGCATTACTTGCCGCGGTTATTCCTTTTTTATCATCTGGAATACCTACATTTTCTTTTGGACTTAAATATATTGGCCACGGATCACCACCCAAGTTTAGAGTGGTAGATATTTCACAACTAAATCTATCTTTGTGTCTTTTTAAAACATCTCCTTTTTTATATATTCTTGCATAAGAATAAGTAGGGATTAGTTTTAATTTAGTGTGTTTCTCCATAGCAGGTTTAACCCATTCTAGTAAGGTTTCCATTGCTATGTCCGCATAGTGTGAATAGGTATTTGGAACTTGTTCATCATTCCATACACCAAACTCGGTTGTAAATTGTGAGATGTATCTCTCATCAAATAAAGTTCTTGCAACTTTTCTTTTTAGTAAGAAATACTTCGTTACAAATTTAGCTAGTTCAGGAGATATGGCTCCTTTTAAAACAGTATATTTATTCTTTTGGAAGCTCATCTCTAATGCTCCTTTCTTTAGATATAGCTGTCTCAACAGCTTTAATGTTCCAATGAATGAATCTAAAAGGGTCTAGTCCTGCATCAACAACATATTGATGTGGTACATAACCTGGAAAAATTATCATCGTTCCTGGATTAATTTTATAATGAATTGCTTCATTAGCCATTGTAATTTTAGCACCATCTTTTTGTGGTAGTTTAGTCATCATAGCACCTGGTCTTGGATCATGAAATACAGGGTAAGATGTTTTCTCACTACATTTTAAAAAGTAAAAACCTGATACGTGTTGATTCCAATGTACGTGTGTATCGTGATGTCCACCACCTTTTTTACCAAACTCTTGAACCCAGAATTCTGTAAAATGTAAACTGTGATTTCTTAAATCAAATCCACACCAATCTAAAAATTCAAAGGATCGTTGACCGATGAATTCTACTAATTGTTTTGCTTTAGGATCTGTTTGAAAAGATTCACTATGTCTAGATAAACCAAAGTCACCTAAATCTTTTTTCCATTTTGGTGCATCTTTTAATTTATCTTTTAATAATTGATCTGCCTTCTTAACGTATTTGTCTGTTAACTTAATTGCATCTTTTAAAAACATTGGTGCTTCACCCACCCATACAGGTGTTTGAAAATAAAATGCTGATTTAAAATCTACATGATTTGGTTTTGTATTATTGCTTCCTTGTTCCATATTATCTAAATGGGTAGCCTAGATTCCATATTACTAAACTATACCTTACTCCTTTTGTTACTGGTTTAACTCTATGCCATACAAAGCTAGGAAATACTACTAATGAGCCTTTAGGTAATATTTCAGTACATTTTCTCATGTTAGGTTTTTTATCAGGATCTTCATTCCTGAAATCAAACTCTAACTCACCACCTTTGTAATCTTTTGGATCAGATAAACTAACTGTTACAGATAGCTTTCTAATTTTTCCTTTTGTTGGTCCTTCTTCTACATAAGGTTTATCCCAACTATCACAATGCCAATCATAATATTGACCTTTTTTATATTTTGTAAATTGACAAGATTCTGACCAATCCCATTCAAAATTCCAACCTGCATTTCTATTTGCTTGATTTACATAAGGTTGTATTTCTTTATAGATCCATCTATCATTCATCCAAACAATATTAGAATCTCTTTTCTTTTTTAAATTCTCTACTTCTTTTTCTGTTAGTGGTGCTTTCTTTAAATCTCTATCTCTACCAAAGCCACCTGTAAGAGCTAATACTTCTCTTTCTTTTTCTGCTTTACCATATTGCACAATCATATCGCAGATTCTTGGTGGAATAGCAGATTGGAAGTACCAATAATAATTAGATATATTCATAACCGATAGTAAGTATTGTATTTAATTTTTTAGATGTATTCTCTGTAATGCAATATTTATTTGTTGCAGGAAACATAATGAAGTGATTGTTCTTAATAGGTAAATGCCAAGTTCTATTTTTTCTTCTATTATCATCATACTCAATAATAAGTTCACAAGAATTATCTTCAACATCTACACCATAAACTAATGTGTAATCAGGTGAATTTCTTAAATCTACAGGATCAACTAAATGTCTTGTAAAAGATTGTTCTTTAGGATGAAAAACATTTCCATGTTCAAATTTTTGCACCAATGTAAAACCATATTCAACTTTAATATGATCTCTTAAATAATCTTTTAACCAAGTCAAAGGTTGAGAATATGGAACTTGATAATCTTTGTAAGCGTATGCTTGAGGATTATTATTAATTCTTTTTTGATTTATATATGAAGTTAGAATATCACTTTTGATACGATCTCTATTAATCTCAAATCCTTTAGGCATAGCAATATTGCCATGATAAAGATCTATCTCTGATAAGGTCTTTTTGTTTATGTCCACCACACCCATAAAATTATGATTTAGTTATTTTATCCCAAGTTTGAGCAGACTCATTCCACACATATTGATGTGTAAGTTGTTCTGCTTCAGGTAATGTTGGAGCATCACCGATTGGTGATTTCCAAGAAGCTGAAGGTACATCTAATACCCAACTAGCATAAGGTTTCTTACCAATGAAAATATCATTATCTTCATCATAAGTCATACCTATTCCTGCGTAATTACCTCTAAAAGGTGTTCCGCCATTTTTGTGTTGTCCGCCAGATGTATTGTAAGATGTTTTTTTCCAAAGTGGCCAGTTATGGATTCTTTCCAAAAACTGTCTTCCTACTTCTTCATCTTCAACACCACTAGCATTTAAGCAATCATTGTCTGATACGACATGAACTGCTATCACTTTGCTGTTGATTCCTAGTTTTGCATAATGTGCCATATTGTTCTCCTTATATTATATTTTAATTTTTAAATCAACTATTGATATTTGTACCTAATAATAACTATTCCTGAACCGCCTGTATTTCCTGGTCCAGGCCCTAAATCTGATTTTTTTCCACCTCCACCACCACCTGTATTAGCTGTTCCAGCAGTTCCTGCTTGTACAGGAGCAGTACCAGGTGCACCACCATCTCCGCCTCCACCTATTCCACCTGGTCCTGGTGCAGGAGTACCACAAGCGATTCCACCTCCACCACCACCAGAAAAATAATAATATGCTCCACAATTTTCTCCTGAAGTACCAAACGCACTTGGAATACCAGCACCTGCTCCACCACTACCTGCAACACTACCAAAAACAGCATTTGAACCAGTTCCTATTGCTCCTCCTCCACCACCTCCACCTTTTGTTGCAGATGGACCGCCATCAGAACCTAAACCACCATTGTTACCTTGAGGTGGACTAACTGGGGGAGTATTTCCTGAACCTCCAGTAAAAGTAGGAGGTTCTGAAGCAGCACCACCACCTGAACCTCCAGGTTGTCCTTTGACTTGGTTTGGGTCTGATGGTGCTGGCCAATATCCTCCTCCACCTCCTCCTGTAGAAGTAATAGTTGAAAAAATTGAATTGCCTCCTTGTCCTGCTCCCAAAAAACCAGTAGTAGGACTTGGAGCTGGTGATCCTCCTGCTCCAACTGTAATTGGATAAGTTGTTACTGAAAGCGGAATAGCTGTTCCAGCTGGAAAATTATTTAAAGGTGAAGCTGGCGAACAAGCAACTGGAGTTCTTGTAGTACAAGCGTAAAATCTAAATCCACCTGCACCACCACCTCCTGCTCCAGTTCCTCCAGGATTAGTTGCTCCACTTGCTCCACCTCCAGCGACTACTACGTAATCAACTATATTATCAGCAGAACAAGCTGCTGTATTTGATACTGAAAAACAACCATCTGATGTAAAAGTGTGAATTTTGTAATCTCCGCAAGTAGTAATTGTTCCACCAGTAGCTGTTATATATGCATTACCAGTAACACCAGCTGTTGAATCTTGAATGTCTTGCCAGCCTTTTGTAGCATCAACATAAATTAAACTTACTGATTGATTTTGTGTACTTAAACTAGCTGTTGCACAAACACCATTAATTTTATTTCCATTATTACATAATGTAACTGAATTTGTATTCCATTGACCTGCATAATCTTTAAAAGCTATAACATCTCCAACTGTTGGTGATGCTGGTAAAGTTACAGTAACAGCTCCGCAAGTAGTATTAATAAAATATCCTGTTCCTGCAGCAGCAGTAAAAGGACTTGTTTTAGCAGTTGTGCAATAAGCAACTGCAGAATATGTTTGACCAAATCCTGTCTGCGTTGCACCACATGCTAATGCAATAGTAGCTCCACAAGAACCTAGTGTAATTGTTGAGCCACATTTTTTTATAATGTTACTTCCGTCTGAAACTTTTTGTATGTTATCTGC